TTCAGACTTGTGTATCCAGATTATGCAGAAAAAGCGTATGTCACGAGTACGATTACAGAGGTGGAGATTGTCACAGAATGACTGAGCGTGAAATACGAGGGTTATTCACATTGTTAGAATTGTCTTTAAACCAGACAATTGATGGTCTACGTGCTACGCTTAACACGATAGACCAGTATAAACGTGGCGAAGTACGTTTGCCTGAAACGCAAGAGAAACTTGCTAATGCAAAAGACATGTATCACCAATGAATATATTCTATTTGCAACGTGAGCCAGAGGCTTGTGCACATGACCATTGTGACAAGCATGTACCCAAGATGATCTTAGAGTACGCACAACTCATGTCTACCGCACATCGTGAACTTGACGGTGACGATTGCGTAGACCAGTTGTACAAAAGTACACACAAAAATCATCCTAGTTCTATCTGGACACGTAGTTCAGATCAGCATTACATGTGGTTGTACGAGTTGTTCTGTGCATTGTCAGAGGAGTATCAAGTACGTTATGGTAAAGAGCACTTGACATTTACCAAGCTGCATGGTATACTACAGTATCTGCCACACAACATACGTGCTAATGGATTCACAGATCCACCACAATGTATGCCTGACATGTACAAGCATGACGATTGCATAACTGCATATAGGTCATTCTATCGTCATGACAAATCCAGGTTTGCCAAGTGGCAGTATACAGATGTACCTACGTGGTACACATGAGACACGGGTGAGTATCCAAATGTAAAAGGAACCTGACTGTAAATCAGGCGTGTGCACACACTTGTAGGTTAAAATCCTACCTCACCCACCAACACCTCATTGGTGTAGTGGTAACATGACTGATTCCAAACCAGTAGACATGAGTTCGATTCTTATATGAGGTGCCATGATTAACCAAATTAACAACCCACTTGACAAAGTAGCCTGGGTTGTGCTAGTATTAGGTAAAACGTACATGTTGGGTGCTATTGTGTGTACATGGGTTGCACCATTTATGACACCAATCATGTTGCTTGTGTGGTCTTTACATTGGATGTGTGCTGTATGTATTGCGATACATAGGGCTATACAAATCCACACTGAAGCGAAACAAAAGTTTCCTTTGTTATACCAAAGGTCAATATGGATATTACCAAGGTAGTCTTGACATTTGTCACACTATGTGTTATAGTATGGTTAACATTTAGCATACATGTTTCTTTGAAACTTCATGAGTTGACATGGAGTCAACGTGTGATTCAATCTAAGATTGACACGTTCATTCTAAAGCAAGAACTTTGTTTAAAAAAGGTAAATCATGAAAGGCATAAAGAACAGAGGGTCACAGGCCCACAAGGTTAGAACCAAGTACACACGTAGCCCAAAGCACAAGGGTCTTGTGTATGATCGTAATGTATGCACAGAGGACACAGACGATGATGAACCTGAACCAGATGACAGACTTGACAAGAGATGACTTACGTGATAAGATGGGACTCTCAGAAAATGAGATCCTAATTTTAGATCGTGAAGCTCAGAATATTTTAGGTAAGACCATTATGATGGTGGATACTGCATTGCGTGATGCCAGTCTTTCAGAAAGTGAAAGGATTGAAGCAGGTCTTAACTTCATACACATGGGAATGGCTTTGATAGAAAACAACCTGGAAGTCATGGTTGACTCCAAGGTAGACAAATCTAAACTTAATTGAATCTAAAACTTGAGCAGGAACAGATAGAACATGACATGAATGCACTTGGTATCGAGAGGTACCACAAGAACATTCGTGATGCAAAGAATAAAAGCCGTGAGTCTACCACCTTATATGGTGTGACTCTGATGAAAGAGGCGTTGGATGTCGTTTGTGATGGGATCAATGCTTTTCTTGATGATGCCTTGAGTGGCAAGCCAGGAAAACATCAGACCTCAGTACAAACTCTGATGCTTCTTGATCCAGAGGTATGTGCGTATCTTACGCTTAAATACACTATTGATGGTGTGTCTACTCGTAGTCCATTTACCAGAGTTGCCATGAAGTTGGCTAATGGACTGGAGGATCAGTTTAAGTTTGACCTCTGGCAAAACTCTGAAGATTCCAGTACCATGTTTCGATTGTTAAAGAAACGTGTGAACAGTAAGACAACCAATCGTGTGTATCGTAGGTACAATCTGATCCGTCAGATGACTAAGGTTGAAATGTTGGATCATGAACCTTGGTCAAAACGTGAGAAGTTGCACCTTGGTACCAAGTTGATTGACATACTGATTCAGACTACTGGTCTCATGGAAGTTAAGACAGTTCAGTTCAAACGTAAGCAACGTATCTTGTATTTGCAAGCTAATGATGCTACAATACATTGGATTGATCAGCTTAACAAAGAGGGTGAGACAGTACATCCGTACTTCTACCCATGTGTGATACCACCGAAAGACTGGAGTAATCCATACAACGGAGGGTATCACAGTGACAAGTTGAACCCATTTCCCATGATCAAGACTCGTAATAGAGAGTATCTTGAGGAAATGATGAACCATAGTATGCCATTAGAATATGGTGCTATTAACGCTTTACAAAGGACACAATGGAAAGTTAATGAAAAACTGTTAAAAACAATCCGGGAATGTTGGGATACTGGTGAATCCTGGGCCAACTTACCTCCACGAGAGGACTATAAAGTTCTACCTAGTCCAGTTAAAGGGACTAAAGCTACGATGACGGAAGAGGAACTTGATAAGTTTATCAAATGGAAGAAGAAGGCTACTGTCGTTTATGATCTGAATGCCAAGATGACCTCAAAGAGAATACAGTTGGCACGTACATTGCAAATGGCAGAGAGGTTTGCTAAGTATCCTGCACTTTATTTTGTGTACCAGTGTGACTTTCGTGGTCGCAAATACACAGTAAACTCGTTTCTTACACCACAGGGTCCAGACTATGCAAAGTCTTTACTCTATTTTGCTAAGAAACTACCTATCAAAACAGATGACCAGGAGATGTACTTTGCAGTCCATGGTGCCAACTGTTTTGGTTATGATAAGGTGTCTTATAATGAAAGAGTCGAATGGGTCCACGCTCATACGAAAGAGATTTGCGAGTCGGCTAAATCGCCTCTTAACTATAGATGGTGGACAAAAGCAGACGAACCTTGGTCCTTTCTTGCGTGGTGTAACGAGTGGGCTGAGTTTGTTGTTGAAGGTCTCGGCTACATGTCACAAATACCAGTTTGTCTGGATGGGTCGAATAATGGATTACAGCATTTTTCTGCTATGCTCCGTGACCCTGTGGGTGGTAAAGCCACAAACCTGACACCAGAGGATGTCCCACAGGACATCTACCAGATGGTAGCAGATGTGGTCTTGACAAAGGTGAACGAAGATGCTATAATAGGGGTACCTTATGCACAGGCTTGGCTTGACTTCGGGATTGATCGGAAGATAACCAAACGTCCAGTCATGGTTGTGCCATACGGAGGTACACGATACTCGTGCCGTGAATATGTGGAAGAGGCTATGCACGACCGCATACTTGCAGGTGCTCACAATCCTTTTAATGAGCAAATCTACGAGGCTTCTTTGTACCTATCCCATCATGTATGGGAAGCAATTGGCGAAGTTGTTGTTGCCGCACGTGATGCTATGGCATGGTTGCGAGACATAGGCAGAGAGATGTCTACTCGTAACCTGCCTATCACATGGGAGACACCTACAAACTTTGTAGTCAATCAGGTCTACAAAAGTATGAAGGGACGTAGGGTGACAACTCACATTGATAACGTATTGATAAAACCGTCAGTGTTAGAGGAAACAGATCGTATCGATAAACGAAGGGCAACCAATGGGTTGAGTCCTAATTTTGTCCACAGTATGGATGCTTCTGCCTTGACATTGACCATCAATCAGTGTATACTAGAAGGCATCAGTGATTTCGCTGTTGTTCATGACTCGTATGGTGTACATGCTAATCATACACCACGTATGGCTGAAGCTATACGAGAGTCATTCCATAAGATGTACTCGTCAGAGAGTGTACTTGACATTTTGCACGATAACGTGTATAATGTTATACCGAACATAGGTGATCCACCAGCACAAGGGTCACTTGATATAAATGGTGTGCTACAATCTAAATACTTTTTCTCATAGGAGATATTATGGCAAAATATAACGTAACACCAAAAGGTCAATTTCACTGGGCACACGTGGGTACCCCAGACACAACCTTCAAAGCTGAAGGTCAGTTCCACATCAAGCTCCAGTTGTCTGGAGAGGATGCTGAACAAATGAAGCATCTTGTGGACACAACCCACAACAACTGGAAGTCAGAGGTCAATAAGACCAAAGGTCAAAAGCAGTACCAGGAGTTCATGCCATACAAGTCAGTATTGGATGACGATGGTATGGAGGCAGGTATCCAGTTTCATTTCAAGATGAAAGCATCTGGTATCAACTCACGTACTGGTCAGGCTTTTACACAGAGACCAATGGTTGTTGGTCCTGATAAGAAACCTTTACCATCTGAGATTAAGATCGGTAATGGTAGTGAGGGTAAGGTTGCATACGAGTTGGCACCTTATCAACATGGTGCATCTTTAGGTGTACAACTCAGGTTACGTGGAGTACAGGTTCTCTCTCTCATCGAGTATCATGGTGACTCTGGTGGTGACGATATGTTCAGCGTAGAGGACGGATACGAGGTGAAGGTGAATGTCGAAAGCACAAAACCACAAGCGGAAGAAATCTTTCCCGATCAGGACAACGGAGACTTCTGAAACCCTTCAGGGTTACAGGTCTAAGTTTGAGTTAAGCGTTGCCAATAACCTTGAGCAACGCAAGGTACCTTTTAAGTACGAGAGTGAGATCATTAGGTATGTGTTGGAGTGCAGGTACACACCTGACTTCATCCTACCTAATGGGATCATCATTGAGACCAAAGGCCGATTGTTACAAAAGGATGCTAGAAAGCACCGAGCAATCAAGAAACAGCACCCTGAGATAGATATAAGGTTTGTCTTTACTGACATCAACAAACGTGTTGAGAACAGTAAGTTCACAAACTATCAGTGGTGCCAGAAGTACGGCTTTGAATATGCAGAACGTGTTATACCACAGGAATGGATAGAACATGGCACTAATAAAAGCAACAGAAAACGTGTGGATAAACCCAGACAACATCGCACACGTAGAGCAAAAGGGAGATGAACCTATTACATATAGCATTGTCTATAATGCAGGATCTACTTTTACTTTTGTTATCAATAGACAGGACGCAACTAAAGAGTTCTTAGAACTTATCGATCCACCTACAACAAAAAGGAACACAGGTGTCAAGACGAAAGACAACTGATTTTATAGTCATTCATTCCACAGGTACCCCACCTGCAATGGAGCATGTGGACATTAAACTTGTGGATGACTGGCACAGGAAACGTGGTTGGTTAAAGATCGGGTATCATTATCTGATCAAAAAGGATGGTACCATTGAGACAGGACGTAACCCACATGAGGTGGGTGCACATTGTAAAGGATACAATGGTAAGTCCGTCAGTATATGTTTGGTTGGTGGTGTTGACGAGAATGGCAACCCTGACCCATATTACACTGCTTTCCAATGGGAAGCGTTATTCAGTCTAGCCAATGCCTTGACATTTATGTTCAAAGGTGCTAAAGTAGTAGGGCATGGTGAGTTGGTTGGATCTAAATGTCCAGGCTTCTCTGTGAAGAAGTGGTGGGCACAAAACGGAGAAATACTATATGGAAAAACAGGGTACAGGAACGGATAAGGTTATAAACCTTGAGGACAAGAGGTGGGAAAATGTGTTCTCTAATGACCTTCAAAAAGCCTTTGAACAGGTGATGGGTGTACTGGATGAGAACCTACCGCCCACCGTAGGTAAAGCAGTCGGTCTTGCTATTGCAGAGTGTATGTATGTAATAGGAGATCACATGACTGAGAAGTATGATGACGATGAGGTAGAAGGTGCAGAGGTTATCTTCCAACCTGATTGGCACCAAGGACACGAACCACAGGAAGGTGGTCGCACTCTAACAGAGGATGAATTAGCTAACCTAAGAGGTGGTCAATGAATCAATGGAAACAGAAAGTACATTTGTAAGACATGAACCTTGTCCCTCTTGTGGGTCAAGAGATAATTTAGGAAGGTTTTCTGATGGACATGGGTATTGCTTTGGGTGTCACTATCGTGAGTCTGGTGATTATGATGGTGATACATTTTATCAACAACAAAATGAGGTAAAGTTTTTGGATCTAATTGATGGTGAGGTAACTCCTCTACCTGCACGTGGCCTTTCTGAAGAAACATGTCAGAAGTGGGACTATCGTGTAGGTGAGATGGGTGGTCAGAAGGTGCAGATTGCAAACTATCGTGACAAGAATGGTACGAGAGTTGCACAGAAGATCCGCTTCAGGAACAAAGACTTCACAGTTCGTGGAGACATGAAGGAAGTAGGTCTTTATGGTGAGCACCTATGGTCTGGCAAAGGCAAGAAAGCTATCATCACAGAAGGTGAGATAGATGCTTTGTCTGTTTCTCAGACTCAGGGTAACCAGTGGCCTGTCTACTCTGTACCTACGGGTGCAGGTGGTGCAGTCAAAAGTATTCGTAAGTCTCTTGAGCTTCTATCTGGGTATGAAGAAGTTGTCTTCATGTTCGATAGTGATGAGGCAGGTCAGAAAGCTGCATTGGAGTGTGCACAATTGCTACCTCCAGGTAAAGCTAAGATTGCCAAGTTGCCACTGAAGGACGCAAATGAGATGCTTGTACAGGATCGTGTACAGGATCTGATCAATTGTATATGGCAAGCCACAGTATTCAGACCTGATGGTATTATATGTGGGACTGAGCTATGGGACATCGTGAATGCAGAGGACTCCATGTCTTCTGTATCCTACCCATACGAAGGTCTCAACCAGAAGACTCTTGGCATACGAAAGGGCGAGATTGTAACAGTCACAGCAGGTTCAGGTATTGGTAAGTCACAGTTATGCCGTGAGTTTGCCAATCACATACTGAACCAAGGTGAGACTATTGGTTACATTGCTCTTGAGGAGAACAACAAACGTACTGCTCTTGGTTTCATGGGCATCTACCTGAACCAACCTTTGCACCTTGGTAATATCGAGGTTGACAAAGATGACTTCAAAGAAGCATTTGATGCTACGTTGAACACAGGCAGAGTCTACTTGTATGACCATTGGGGTTCTCTTGAGTCAGACAATCTACTGAACAAGATCCGTTATATGGTACGAGGTTGTGGTTGTAACTACATCTTTCTTGATCATATATCTATCGTGGTGTCAGGTATGGAAGGTGGTGATGAACGTAGAGCCATTGACAATATGATGACAAAACTACGGGGCTTGACAGAAGAGGTGAATTGTGGTATGATATTGGTATCACATCTGAAGAGACCACAGGGCAACAAAGGCCACGAGGATGGTGCACGTACATCTATGGCACAACTACGTGGATCTGCGGCTATAGGTCAACTATCTGACATCGTTATTGGTGCAGAGAGAGACCAACAGGGTGAACTACCAGACCGAACTACTGTTCGCATATTGAAGAACCGATGGACTGGTGAAACTGGAGAGGCATGTTTTCTTGACTACAACAAAGACACAGGTAGATTGCACGAGGTGGATCATCATGTTGACTTTGATGAAGAAGAGGACACTATACCTTTCCCAATCGAAGAGATGAAAAGGGATTTCTAATGCCTTCATGCGTGTTTGATATAGAGACCAATGGTCTGAACGAAAAGCTAACCAAGGTACACTGTATTGTTATCTACGATATTGAGAATCAAGAGTATCACAAATATGCTCCTGATGACGTACCAGATGGTATTGCTAAGTTGTCTGAGTATAACAAACTCATTGGTCACAATATCATATCATTTGATATACCTGCTTTAGAGAAGGTATTCAAGTGGACACCTAGACCTGAAGTTCAGATTCAGGACACACTGATCATGTCAAGGCTTATGTACCCTGACATGAAGGAACGTGACTTCAATGAACGCAGAATCATGCCTAATCTGTACGGCAGACACTCACTAGAGTCATGGGGTGAGAGACTAGCATTCCAGAAGGGTAAGTTTGGTGAAGGTGAACAGATATTCAACAACTTCAGTGTTGATATGCTCAACTACTGTGCACGTGATGTTGAATTGAACTACAAATTATACGATTTGCTATGCAAACGTAACTTCTCTAGTTCGTCCATTGAATTAGAACACGATATTTATCGTATATGTGAAAAACAGAAGGAAAATGGCTTTCCATTTGACTCCTTAAAAGCCGCTAGGTTTTATGCTATCTTATGCGAACATCGTGTTCTACTTCATAAACAACTGAAGAAGAAGTTTGGAACGTGGACTGTACCTGATGGTCCACCCTTTGTTCCACGTGTGAATAACAAACGTCTGGGTTATGTAAAAGGTAAAGAAGTTCAGAAACTTAGGACTGTTGAGTTCAATCCTAATTCAAGACAACATATAGCCAAGAGACTGAAGGACATTCACGGTTGGAAACCAAAGGAATTTACACCATCTGGTGAAGCAAAGATTGATGAAACGATCTTAGAATCTCTGCCATATCCTGAAGCAAAGATGATGGCAGATGCGTTCCGTACTAATAAAATGATTGGTCAACTATCAGAAGGACAGAATGGCTGGTTACACATGGAGAAACAGGGCAAGCTACATGGGACGGTCCATACTATGGGCACAATCGCCTCTCGTTGCTCTCACTCGCACCCTAACTTGGGTCAAGTACCGAATATCCACTCACCCTTTGGGAAAGAATGTAGACAACTCTTCTACGCTCCAGATGGTTATAAACTTGTGGGATGTGATGTCTCAGGTCTTGAAGCTAGGGTTGTTGCTCATTACCTTGCTAGGTATGACAACGGGTTATTTGGTGATACTGTTCTCAAGGGAGACATACACACTGACAATCAGAAAGCCCTGGGCTTACCTAGTCGAGAACTTGCGAAAACATTTTTATATGCTATACTTTATGGTGCAGGTGTACAGCGACTCGGTGAGATTGTGGGTAAGGGACCAGCGGAAGGTTCTAAACTCAGGGATAGATTCTTTAGAAAGTTACCTGCGTTCAAGAGACTCAAAGAGGACTTGAATGCACGTGTTGAGGAACTTGGGTATATCAAAGGTCTTGATGGACGTTGGATACCAGTTCGTTCAGCACATTCAGCAATCAATACGCTATGTCAATCAGCAGGTGCTATCATCTGCAAGCGTTGGGTTGTTGAGTTCCACAAACTGTTGAAAGAAGCAGGTCTTCAAGAGGGGACTGACTATCAACAAGTTGCATTTGTACATGATGAAATACAAGTTCTAGCCAAAGAGGGACATGAGCGAACAATCGGAGAAAAAGCAGTTCAAGCAATTGGAATTGCCAGGGATGTCTATGACCTGCGAATCGAGCTTGACGCAGAATATAAAATTGGGAACAACTGGGCTGAAACTCACTAATGACTTTGGGTTTGAGACTGCGTTGAATGCAAAAGGTTTTAGTGGTGAAAACGAAGCCAAAGATTGAACAGTTGCTTATTGATGGTGATATTCTGATATACAAGAATACATCAGCGGCTGAGACTGAGATACATTGGGGTAATGACTTTTGGACACTCCATGCTGACTTTCAAGAAGTCAAGACGATGATAGACTCTGAGCTTGGTAATCTACAGAGAGATTCAGGTGTACATGAGCTATCCATCTGCTTCTCAAGTCCGAATAATTTTAGGAAAAAAATTTTCAAGGAATATAAACAACATCGTTCAGGAATTAGGAAACCGTTATGCTTTAACAATGCAAAAGACTACGTAAGAGAAAAATATGATGCCTTTGAGTCTGATTGGCTAGAGGCTGA